TTCGGCGCCGCCTCCGAACACCTCAACGCGGCTTCCGACGCCGCACAGCGCCTGGATGGCGATTTGACCTTTGCTCATTCCGCGCGGATTCACGCCGCGGAGATACAGGCTCTCGCGGGCCATTTCGAGCAGGCTCAGGTTGCGGTACTCGCGGGAGATTTCCTCGGCATACCGCTGCTTATCCGCTCCGCCTTCGCTGAACGTGGAGCCGTCCGCGTTCTTCTGCATGTAGAACTTCGGATGGCAGCGCAGGACCAGCGCCTCCTGCATGGCCGCCAGGCGGGTCACGTTACCATCGCGGGTTACCTCTACGTACGGCTGACGTTCCTGGACGATGGGGCCGGGTTCGCTGGGCCGCCCCGGAACCGCAGGCTTCGCCACGCCGCGGTTGCCGGCATCGAAGATCGCGTCCAGCAGTTTCGCCTGCGCTTCTTCCTTGGAGACGCCCGAGTCGATCAGCTCCGTGACAAATGATTCCTGTACGCCAGCATTCTGCGCTTTGAGACCGATGGTCCGGATTTCCGACGCCAGCGTGAACCGCGCCTCGGCGTCGGTAATGCTCGTGCCGTCCGCAGCCAGCTTGGTGGCCAGTTTCTCGAATTTGAAGCTGGCGCCCAGCGCAGTGATGCGATTCACCCGCTCCCGCTCCAACCTGGTCGCCTCGCTGCGCGCCGCAGCCAGTACCTGCTCGTTCATACGGGCATCCGCGCCCGGATTTTGCACTTCAGGCATTTGTGTCCTCTCCTGATTTGGGCTAGTTGCCCGTCTTCCATCCGCGCCTGCCGCGGACAAGAACTCTGTCGTGAAGTCGGCCGGAACCGTCTCGGCCGAAAGCTCGAACGGTTCCCAGTCGGTCGCCTCAACTACCGGCGCCTGTTGGCCGCTCGGGTGCGGCATTGTTAAGCCGTTGCCGTGGGCATCCAATTTCTGCTGCTGCTTGTACACCCAGGTGCCGAACGAGAGATTCCGGATGCGGCCGGTCGATACCCCGGACCAGAGACGATCCGTGTCCTCGTTCTCCCCCTCGACGCCGAACTGCACGGTCGCCTTCCCCTTATCGCCGTCCGCCCACGCCTTCACCACGTGGCCGCGCTGTGCTTTGCTGCCGACCTGACCGGCTTCAAACGACTTCCAGTCGTTGCCGTTCAGGTGGCAGTCGAAAAGCGGGGCGCCGCTGTTCAGGCGGTCCATCCGGCAACCGTCCATCACCAGATGCAGCATGTACGGCTCGCCGGTTTGCTGGTCGACGCGCGGCACGGTCATCCCGCCGTACCAGACCACATCGACGGTTCGATCCTTCTGGTTGATCGTCGAAGGCGCGAACGATATGTCGTCGTCCTGTGTATCGGCTCCGAAAATCTCGACGCGCCCTTTGGGTTGGGCTGCGCTCTTGTCTCCGGCGGGGACGTCGATCTCTCCGCCCTGCGTTGTAGGACTCTGCATCAAAGGCATCGGTCCGCTCCTTTAAACCTTCGCTTCGAGATAGCCGGACTCGCCGAGCTTCCCGAATTGCCACGCCTGCTTCTGGAGCCAGGCCATGTGGCCCTTGTTATCGTTTCCGCCTTGGCGGTGCCACTTCGACAGGTGCTGGAACAGATGGAAGTTATCCATGTCCCCCACATCGAAAACCACCTTAATGAACGCGGCGTACTTGGCGATGATTGCCGTCTCCGAAGCGATGGCATCCGAGAGGATCGACCCGACGTCGTCGTGTGTCTTTGCCGAGGCGGGAGCGATGACTGGCGCGCCCTCTAGAAACAAGAGGCGATCGACCAGCAACCTGCCGCATGACTCGCTCTGCTCATGGAGACATCCGAGTCGGTCTTCAATCGATAGCCCGAGGCGCGCAACATCGCGCTGGTCGAGATCATACTGGGCCGCCAGCGAGTACTCCATATTGATGGCTTCCTGAAGCGCGGCCTTAACTTGATCGTTTCCTTTCATGCCTTCGCTCTCCTGTCAGCAATAACATCTGGTGGGATTGTCCCAGGCGCGCGCCTGCGCGTTACTGTTGGTCATTCCCGCAACCAGCAACTCCTTCACCATCCCCAGGTCCTCATCGGATAGGGCGGTCATCCCCTCCGTGCTCTTGGCGCCAGGCACCGCCTTTCGTGTTGGCTGAGCCTCCTGGGTTCCGGCCGGCTGCTCCTGGCCGCGTAGCGTGGTGTTGCGCGGGTCGCAGTCCAGGATGATCTCCAGCTTGTCGACCAGCTTGTTAAACAGCGCGATCTGCTGGAGCTGCGCGTTGGGGTCATAGCCGGCGGCGACCACGGCTTCGAACCACGTGACCCTGCCCATGCGGATGTCCTTCAGCGCTGCCTCGGCATCTTTGACCGGGTCGACCGACTCAAACCGCGGCGCCGTCCACTGGGTGCCGTAGAGCTTGATTTTGGGATCTTCAATAGCGCGCGCCGGTATCCTTCCGATGGTGACCAGAGTGTCGATCATGCGCTCCCGCACGGGTTGACAGAACTGTGGGATCAATGTCAGCCAGCGGTAACCCTCAATGGTGTTCCGAAACCCCAACTGGCCGCCGCGCCACGAGGAATAATTAACCAGCGATAAGTCGCCGGCCAGCACTTCGTAGGGTATCCCCAGGCCGGCGGCGATACCCTGGAGCTCGGTCATCTTGTACTCGCGGTACCCGCCCGTCGCCTGGGGGTTGTTAAACTTCACGTCTTCGCCAGGCTTCGTGTATGTGACCATACCGGGCTGGAAGCTCTCCACGCGCGCGTTAGGCGCCATCGGGTCCTCTGCCTGGTATCCCAGCATGGTCCCGTCGATACCCTCTGGCTGCGTCACGAATGCAGCCACACACGCTTCGATCTTTTTTCGGATGCGCTCCGCATCGCAGTAATCGTCCAGGTCGCGGAGCGCCATCATCACCGGCGCCAACCAGGGCACGCCGCGCACCTGGCCCGGACGCAGTTGCCGGTATGTGTGCATCACCTGGTATGCAGGGACGGGCTGGCTAAGGATTCCTCCGCGGGGGTTGAGGATCAACACGCCGCCGGGGTGATATGTGTAGAGCCAGTACGCCACGCGCCGGCCCAGCAGGTCGAACTCGACGCCCTGCATGATGTGTCCGTGGACGGTCCCCATCGTGCGGGCCTGGTCCAAGAAATCCGATTCGAGTAACTGCAACTGCAGCGGCACGCGAAGGTTGTCTTGCGCCAGGCGCGGGCGGAACCTGATAATTCCCTCTCCACTCTCCGCGGTAGTCCTCATCACCAGGGACTGCATCCCGTAGAAGTCCAGGCGCTGCGGCGTATCGCAGTTGTCGCAGAAGAATGGCCACTCGGCATCGATGATCTTGTCGATGGCCTGGCTTCCGGTCTTGGCTTGCGGGATGATCCCGGTCCCCACCACATTGCCGGCCAACTCCTCAACGGCTTTCGATGCGTACGGGTTATTGCGGACCAGCTCGCGCGACCTGTTCCGAAGCCACACGAGCGAACCCATCAGTTCGACGTTGGCGTCGGTCGACGGAGCGTACCAGCCATGGGCGCGCCGGCCGGCGTCCGCGCCGTCGTACGAGAATCTCTTAGCGTGCCGCTCCAGGTAGCCTTCCGCGAGCGCTACAGCCATGCGCGCGCGGGTGCGGTTCATGGAATACCGCGGTGCGAGGTTGGCGATCACTCTGTCGATCCAACCCATTACCAATACCCCCCGATGGGAGGCAGCAAGCATGGCCCGATCGGACCATCGCCGCGCTTGTGCTGGGCTAGCGAGCTTTTAGATCCCATGCCGGTACCCTGCAGCGATCGGATGAAGTCCTCGATTTCGGCGATCGCATCCCGCAGGTCCTTTGTGGACTTGAACGTCACGCTGGAGCCGTCCGGCATGTGTGCGCTCAGCGTTGGGCTGCCGAGCGCCAGGATCATGGCGTCTCTCACGGGAACTAACTGCGCGATGGTCAGGTTCGTTGGTATCGCCATTTAGAACCAGTTCCTCTTAGGAATCCACCGGGACCCGGAATTCTGAGTGCCGGATTCCCTGGCGCGGATCGCGGCGTAGTCCGGAACCTCTGCCGCAGTGACCGGCCGTACCGCTTGCTGCGGTGTGGTTGGCGTCGGGGACGCAGCCGCACCTGGCGCGACCATAGGGGCACGGCCTGCCATCTTTCCAAATCGCTCGCAAAGTGCGGCGAGCTTAAGGCCACTCATGTAGAGCGCGAAAAGGGCGGAATAAGAATAGACCCTGCAATCTAATGCCTCATTGCGGTCCCCGGATGCCTTTCTCCATTCCTGCTTCGGAAAACCGTTGTGGTACCGGGTGAACTTCTTCTCCGCGGTCAACTGCTCGAAGTACTGGATGTCCCGACCCAGCGGAAAATGACAGTAGCCTGCGCCGGGGTTCGCGATCTTCAAGCGGTCGTAGATGGCCGACTTAGCAGCGTCCACCCCAACCATAAAGAACGGCACCTGGTTCTTCCTGCTCGGCTTTCGCGGCCAGATCGGTGAATCACCAGCGCGGCCTTTGATTGCATATACCCGGCGGTTGTAGCGCGTCCGCGTGAAGTTCAGGACCGTAGCGTCCCGGAACCCGGTATCGATGCATGCCGCTACAATACGCATCGGTATGCCGGACTCGTGCAGGTACTCCGAAGTCAGAACGCAATCGAGTTGCTGCCACACCTCCGGCCGCTCCGTGTCGCCGGGGATCACGTGATACGCGATCGACCAGGATTCCTCGTCCTTGCCCCATCCCGTGATTTCACACTCCAATCGATCCGCCTGTACGTCCACGCCAGCGGTCAGTATCACGGCGCCGGCCGGAACCTCCGCAGCGAACGGTTCACACCGGGCGGCGATCGCGTCCGCGTCCATGGGGACGTCGTGCTTGTCCTCCCAGAGAGTCGCGAGCACGGTGTTCATGAACGCCTTCAGCGTCTCGGGGGACTTCTTCGCGGCCAGGAACTCCACCGCCAACCCGCCCCAGGTTTTCTTAGGACTGATTAACTGCGTGACACGAAAACCAGGGATCGGGGAGTCTGGATTCGATGGCCTATACTCGCCGCGGTCGACCATGGCGGCCTTCTGGTGGTGGGGGATCAACTCGAAGCACGCCGCGCATCGGTACTTGGCCTCCTCGGGCTTGCCCTCTTCCCACACCAGGCCGGCGCCTGTTCCGTCGCCGAACTGCAGGACCTGGAACTCTCCGCACTTAGGGCACGGAACATAGAAGTCGCGCTGGTCACTCTCGTTCCACGCTTGCTCGATCCGGCTAAGACCCTTAATCGTTGGGGTCGAGCACATGACAATTTTCTTGTTGTGCTGGAACTCTGCCGTGCGCTGAATGGCCAGAGCGACAGGGCAGCCTTCGGTTCCGGCACTAGCCGGATACCGGTCCACCTCATCCAGTAGTGCGTACCGGATCGGCCGCATGGCCAGGCCGGACGGCGATATTGCACCAGTGAACGTAATGTGGCCGGCGCCGTTCGCGAGCACCTTGTGCAGCGTGGTGTTGCTCGAATCGCGCGACTTTACCGCGGCAATCTTCCCGCGCAAGCACGGGGTGGCTTTGAACATCGGCGCCACGCGGTCCTTCGAGAGCGCCTTGGCGTCCTCGGAACGGGGTTCCACGAGAAGCACTGGGCCAGGATCCACGTCCGCGATGAACCCCAAGAAATTCAGGATGACCTCGGTCTTCAACATCTGCGCCGCCGACAGCAGCACAACCTGGTGGCACGGATGCGACGGGCTGAGTACGTCCATCGGTTCCCGCTGGTACGGCCGCGTGTGCCACTGGCCGCGCTCTGCCGACGCGCCGCCCGTAAGAACGCGATTCTGGTCAGCCCACTCGGACACCAGGATGTCGCGCGGCGGCAGCATCGCCGCGGCGCCGACTTCCGAAATGGAGAATGGCATCATAGACCGGCGTCCGTAACAGCCTTGCTCATCTTCCGGAGGATCGCCGCAATCTCATTGGTGAGTAGCTTATGGATCGCGCGCTCGTCGGATTCCATCGCCGCCAGCATTGGTGACATCCGGTCCGGGATGGCCATGAGGCTCTCCTTCACGATCGCGGAGAACGTCGACGCATACTCGGCAGCTCGCTCGGCACGGATCAGCTTGCCGGCCAGCTCCTCATACTCCAACTGCATCTTCCGCGCGGCGAAGTTCTCCTTGATTGCGCGGGCGCGAAGATAAGCATTGACCGGGTCGGCGCCCTGCTGTCCCGGCTCCGTTGCCGTTGTGGCTGGCGCCGGGGGAATCTGTACTGGCTTACTCGCAGCCTGGGCGGCGGCACGCGCCAGCGTCTGGCCGGCAAACGTGTTCTTCGCCCACTCCCGCTCCGCGGTTGCCTGGTCGAGGCTGCCATCCTCCAGCGTCGAGATGCGTTTGGTCTTGATGGCCTTCCGGACGCCGCCCTCGCTGCGGCCGGTGCGCCGGGCGAATTCGCGAGCCGAGATTCCGATCAAGCAGCCACCTCGGCCGGCTCGGTAAATGAACGTCCATCAACGGTTACCGCGTGCCCCCCGGTCAGTCCCTGCCAATGCCGGATAATCACGTCGCAGTACTTCGGGTCCAGCTCAATCAGTCGCGCCTGGCGGCCAGTCTTCTCGCAGGCCACTAAGGTACTTCCGCTGCCGGCGAATGGGTCCAGTACAACCGCGCCCATTTGGCTACTGTTCTCGATAGCCTTCTGCACCAGTTCCACGGGCTTTTTGGTGGGG